GATATCGGAATACCCGGTACCGGACCATCGTCGGTAACTTCAACAACCTTGTCCGAAGAAGAAAATTCTGTCGTTAGGTATATAAAACAGGCCAGTAATGATCTCCAAAGCAGATGGTTTGACTGGGACTTTTTATGGAAGGAAGCAACCATTACGTCTTCTGCCTCAACCTCAACCCTAACATCTCCATCCGACTTAGGAAACTGGAAGCTTGACGAGATAATTTGGGATAGGACAACAGATAATTATCAAGAGTTAGAATATGTTGAGTGGGATGAATACAACCTTCAATATAAGATTGGAACGATTGATACTGGAATACCAGAGGTATTTTCTGTAAAGCCAAATAATGTTATTGATATGTACCCTACTCCAGATTCAGCAACTGCGGTAAGTGTAACTTATTGGGCTACCCCAACACAGTTATCTGCAGATACTGATGTTCCTCTTATACCTCCTAGATTCCATAAGATAATCATTGCTAGAGCGAAGATGTATTACGCCGAAAATGATGATGCGCCAGAAATAATGGCTGGTTCCTTAAATGAGTTTGAAGACCTTCTCGACAAACTAGAAGCTGATCAATTACCAAGACAGAAGAATAGGAGATTCTCCAGAGCACAAGACCTGTCAAACTTTACGGTAATGCCTGAATGACAAGCAAGCTTGCTAACAGAAGAATCCCAAACGGAGCACTTTCTACTTTATATTTTCCATTTGAGGGCGGCTTAAATATTTCCTCTCCTGCAATGTCTTTGGAGCCGGGAGAATTAGTAGCTGCTAATAATTTTGAAATAGATATTCGTGGTCGTTATAGAAGGATGGATGGGTACGAGCGCTTTGATGGTCAAACTTTGCCGTCAAAGATTGAGCCTTACTATAGAATTCCTTTTAATTTAGGTACGATTGTTTACCCAACTTTCACCAGTTCATTTAGCACGGCATTCCATAGAAACGCTCCTTCTTCTGGCGATATGGTAAAAGGCGCAACAACTGGAGCAACTGGAACAGTTCTTGTTGCATCGCTAGAGGATGTTACTGGAGACGGTTCTGCAGGGACATTCAGAACAAATGATGGCGAAGGTTATATTTATTTTGTGGTTACAAGCGGCACTCTTCAAGATGGAGAGAAATTATATTTTCTAAATAAGGATAGCGCCTTTGGAGGCGAATTCAGTGTGGAGTACACATAAATGGGAACACCAACAGCACTAAGAAAAGAAAGATCAGTATTAACTGGTACTAGCTTTGCTAACAATACTACGGGGGCTATTACTGCTCAAATGGTTCGACAATTTGTTGAATCAGGAATGGGCGGGTATGCAACTATATATGCCCCGGCAGGAACACCAGCCAGCCAAGCAGTGGCATCAGGAGCAACTGCAACTATAGACTGGAACGCAAACACGGCTGGAGCTAATGGAAATCAAGATACAGGAACTGTGTCTTCAACAGTGGTAGGCGCTGATGCAGACTACGGGAATGACAGAATCCGAATATATGATAAAGGATTCTTTATGGTTAATTTCGGAGTTAGCTTTGCTCAAACTGGAACAGATACAGTAGTATGGACGTTTAGAATTGCAACTCAGGATACTGGCGGCAGTGTGGTGTATACAGGATTTGATGCGGCTGTACAAAGAACCACTGCAACTTTAGATAATATGGTATCTATTTCTGGAACGATTAATACTACTGGGCATACAACCTATACCGACCTGCTTGCTCAAGTAAAGAATGGTCATGGCAGCAGCTCACAAAACTTCCAAATGCATTATGGTCAGTTGTCGGTCTTTAGGATTGGCTAATGGGGCTTTTCGCCAGTTCGTTTGCTTACGGAGCGCCTGAAGAAAGAGACTCAACTGTAGACGCCACCCTTCTTACAGAGCTTCAAACTCTTATAGAAGACCAAAGAAAGCTTATCGGTGTGGTTCCCGGCGAGGGGAATGTAAATGGAGTTTGGGTTTTCAAAGGGGATGTGTATGCCTTCAGAAATAAAGTTGGCGGAGCATCTGCGGGAATGTATAAGTCAACCTCTATTGGCTGGTCTGAGATATCGCTTGGTCGTTTTCTTGAATTTGATGGCACCACAACTGATGGTGAACCTGTCCCCGGAAATACTGGAACCCCAACTACTATAAAGGGAGGTACAAGCTCCGCTGAGGGAGACCTAATGGCTATCTCCTATTATGGTCTTTGGGAGACAGGCGCAAAGGGTTGTATGGTATTGACAAATATCTCTGGAACATTTCAGGATAATGAAGACTTAAAAATGCCTCTTCTTGCTTTTGACGGGGGTAGCGTAGAGATCGTAGCTGGAGATTCAATTACTGGGGCAAGCTCTGGGAAGACGGCAACTGTAACAAGCATAACAAAAGCATCAGGAGATTGGAGTAGTTCGGATGCGGCAGGATATTTGTCCGTAAAGAATGTGAGCGCGGCTCCTGCTAACTTTACAAATAATGAAGAGATTCATGTTGGCGGTGTATTAAGGGCTTTAGTTAACGGGGCAACAGAACCTACAGAGGTAAAGGTTGCTGTAGCTGACGGGGTTGTGCAGGATCAAACCTTAGAACCCGGAGGAACTTACGAGTTCTTTAATTATAATTTCTTGGGGGACACTTCCGGTCAGTCCATGTGGGGAGTCAATGGACAAGGAAGAGGTTTTGGTTATGACGGAACCACCTTCTACAGAATATACACCGGAATGGATGAAGACAAGCCAAAGCATGTTATGGGGCATACTTCGCATTTGTTCTATTCTTTTTCTAATGGATCAATACAGCATTCAAGTATAGCTTACCCCAATCAATGGAGCACCGTAACTGGGGCTGCTGAACTTGGTGTTGGGGATGAGGTTACTGGCTTTATGGTTGAGACTGGTGACTCAGTAACCAACACAATGTCGGTCTTTACTAGAAATGACACTTTTATTTTATACGGTTCCTCTTCTGCTGACTGGGCATTAAAGAAATTCAACAGTGGGACCGGAGCTATAGAGGGAACCATTCAGAAGATGGAGCAGACCTTCTATCTCGATGACCGTGGCCTAACATCTCTTTATACAGTTTACCAGTTTGGTGACTTTCAAAACTCTGTAGCCTCTGACAGGATAGAGGAGTATATACAGAAGAAGAAAGATAATACGGTCACCTCTTTGAGGGTTAGGGCTAAAAATCAATACAGGCTTTTCTTCGATGACAAGACTGGCATCGAATTAACATTTTTAAATAAAAAGAATCTTGGAATTTTACCATTCACTCTGACGCATCAAATTATTTCCGCTTGTTCTGGAGAGGATTCAAATGGGTTTGAGATGTGTTTTGGTGGATTCTCTGATGGGTATGTTAGAAAGATTGACTCAGGAACTAGCTTTGATGGAGATACTGTCAACTCTTTCATTAGAACCGCCTACTACCACTACGGGACTCCGGGTGTTAAAAAGAGGTTTAGGGAAATCAATCTTGAAATAAATGCTGACACAGCTACAACGCTTAATGTTTTTCCCGACTATGATTATGGTGGCACATACTCCCCAAGGACATCTCCGGTTTCAAGCGCATACCCTGTAACCGTCAGCAGGGATGATTGGAATGAAGATGACATTAGTAACCCAGACACGGGTGTTACAGTAGTTGCTTCGGAAAGGTTAAAGATAAACGGAATAGGGGTTAATATGGGACTTATAATTAAAAACAGTTCAATCTATGACAAGCCGATAACACTTCAGGGTGCTGTGGTTGAATACACTCCAAGAGGCATGAGACGATGAGTTATGAAAGCTATGTTAAATCACACCCAGATTTAATTAAACATTATAGGGAAGTTGTAGCACCTAAAGGTCATTCTATTGAGGCATGGGGGGAGAAACACTGGGAAAAACATGGGGAGCGTGAAATTGCCGCAGGGAGAAGAACAGGCGCAACTCCGGGGGGAGGTGTTTCAGCAGCTTCCAGCAGCAATAGAGCAGACAGTGGGCCGCAAGCTTCGTCAGCAGGAAGCCAACACGAACATGAGGGGTCAGGACAAACATTTACTGCCGGGACTCTTAAAGGACCGGGGTGGGTCGATCCTGCCAGTCAGACAATTGATAATTACGGTAATTATGTAGACCAATATTCTGGGTTGAAGGACGCCTATGATCTGATCAAGGCTAGAAGCGAGGGTCGTGATTTAAGCGGCTTTAAAGGGCATGGAAGATTAAGTGCGGCTGAAACTGCTGATTACTGGTTGGACAGAATGGGCGGCGATACTAGCAAAGAAGCTTTTGGACGAGCCCATTACGGTGAATCTAGCGCTCTCCACGAAGGGACTTATCAGGGTACAACTCAGATGCCTTGGGGTACTGGTGTAAGGAGATATGATTCTGGCTCGTCTGGAACACCAGCAGGGAATCAACCGGGGCAGCCGATGGGTAATTACGTTCCTAGCGGAGACCCAAACAATACGGAAAACTATATAAATCCATCACCAACATCGCCCTTCCTTGATTCTGTTGATGATTTATCTTTAATGCAGAATCAAATAGCGAATATGATAAATAAGAACAATCCTCTGTTTAAGTCAGCTAGGACTAAAGCACTTCAAATAATGTCGCAGACTGGTACCGTTAACAGCTCCATGGCTGAAGAAGCGGTTATGAATGCTATTATGAATGTTGTGATGCCTATCGCACAAAATGATGCTAACACTTATTTTCAGATGCAGCAGACTAATCAAGAGGCTACCAACGCATTTAAGTTAGAAGCTAATAAAGCATTTTATGAAGAGGCGCTAACAAGGTTAAACCTTGCTACCAGTAGGTACTTAGGACAGCTTTCCTCTAATACATCTTTAATGCAGAGTATTCTCAGTGCTAGAACTTCTGTTGCTACTACACCCATGGGGGCTGATGCTGCTAACTGGGCTTTAGGAACGGTTACTCCTACTTGGTTCTCCAACTGGACACCTTGGGCTTGATCAGGGTAGCTAAAGAAGGGGATATAAAAAGAATAATTGAGGTATGCAAAGAAGCTCATGAAGCCTCTATCTCTAAAGATGTACCGTTGGATGTAAAAACATTACGAAAAAACATTCAGGTGTGTATTCTCTCAAGAGAGCATCTAGTATTGGTAGTGGTTTTAGATGATGAAGTTGAAGGGATTTTTATTGGAGTTACTCATCAACTCTGGTATTCCCGAAGAAAGCAAGCCACCGATCTGATACTTTACGTTACCGGGAAAGGCACTGGGTGGGGCGCTAAACTAATGAGGCGCTTTATTGGTTGGTCTAAAGATAATCCCGGTGTAAAAGAAGTGATGTTGGGAGTTTCTTCCGGCATTGGTGATCCAGATAGAACAAGAAGATTATACGAAAGAATGGGAGCGGTAAAAATTGGAGATAATTTTATACTTCCACAGGAGTGATTATGGGCAGTGTAGTTAAATCAATAGGAAAAGCAATTGGCAAAATTGCGAAAGGAATTGGGAAGCTCGTAAAGAAGGCTTTGCCTATTATTCTTCTAGCGGTTGGTGTATATGCCGGTGTATCTGCTTTCGGAGCGATGGGTAATCCCGCTATGGCGGGGCAATGGTTTAGTCCGCAGGCTTTTCAGGCTGGATGGGGAAAGATTGGTAATTTTCTCTCAGGTGGCTCCGCTACGGCTGCACAAGCAGCATCGACGGCTGTTAGTCCCAATGCTGTGACACAGAGTTTGGCTGCGGGGAGTCCTGCCTCTGCCTTCTCTCCAACAACTGCGGGAAGCATGGGTTCGGTTAATCTGACGAAGGCCTATGGTCTTCCACAGGGCTTATCCGTGGATGTAAGTGGAAAAGGTCTGGCGATAGGGAGTAGTATGAGTGGCGACACAATGTTACATGCAGTCAATAATAATGGGGTGGAATTCCTCAAGCAGAACGTAAAGAATGTCGGGGCAGGAATGACTCAGAATGAGGCTCTGGCTGCAGCTATGAAATACCAAGCAGATATGACTTGGAAGGGAACACTTCTCTCTGCTGCTGGTAAATTTGTAGGTACTCTCGCCGATGACTCTAATGAAGTTCTTAAAGAAATCCACGAGATGAAGCATACCTACGGTGGGCATAAGCCCGGTGAGGGAGACCCTAAGAAGATTCCAAAGAGTGACCCTTATTGGCAAAGAATGGGTCAGGTAGCAGAAGCGCAACGTGGGACAAGGCGTGGGGGGTTAGGACCGATAAATACAGTTAGTTCTCCGCAAGTCCCTGCAGTTAACCGCCCCGGTCTTTTGAGATCACGAACTCAGTCTCAACCAAATGGGCTGTTGGGTCAGAAACAGAGAATGGTTTAATGGCTATTTACGAAAAAGATCAAGCTAGGCCAATGCCTATTCCGCCCGGAAGAGAATCTGTGGATAAGATGTCCACTCCGTCTCCTATGGTTGAACCAGAAGTGCAGGACAATGTTGAGCCTGCAAATAATCAAGAGCTTCAGCAGGCTGATTTCTTATTGGGTGGCATAAAAGATAGAATTTGGGACGAGGATTACGATCAAGTTGTTGCGTCTTTGAAGAAGGGTGGTGATTTGGAAAAGTCTGTTGGCAGTCTTGCTGGTGAGCTAGTTAATAATGAAGTAAAAATGGCGCAGGCTGAAGGGGTTAATGTATCAAGAGAGATACTTATAGCAGTTGGCGCGGAAGTTGTAAATGAACTAGCGGAGATTGCCGTTCATGAAGGGTTGATTGAACTCAAGGATGATTCCTACGCTCAAGAGTTTCAGGCTGGCGCTATGGTCCACGCTGTAAATCGTTATAGTGAGCTGGGTGACGAAGGTATCAATCCAGTTGACTCAATAGAGTTAGCACAAACCATCATGCGTGGACAAGTTCCTGAGTCGGAGATTATGAATAGAATGGGTGTAGCGGTTCCTCCACAACCGCCGGAAGATGAAATACTAATGGAGGAAACTGTTAGTGTCTAACTTTGGAAAAGCTTTAGGTGCAGGATTAGAGGCGCTTGGCGCTGGATTAATCAAGCAGGGTGAAACTCAGGGAAATATGATGTATCTAACCGCAGCGGCGGATAAGGAATATGCGAGGAAAACTGCTGCCGCGATGCTAAAAGGGAAAAGAGATACCGCCCATAAGTATTTAGAGTCTTTGGGTAAGCTTTCTGAGAGCGCCAGTAAAAGGTATGTGGCTTTATTGAAGGACGTTAACGCTTCAGACGAGGCAAAAAATGAGGCTTATACTCAAGTTAGAAAAGCTCAGTCGAACCTTCAAGCTGCGTGGGCAGCAATGGGAATGGGGCAAGCTCCAAAGCCACCCGCTCTGGAGGATTATACAGCGGCTATAGATTATGTTATGGGTAGTCCTCTTCTGCAAGGGCAACCATTACTGACATTGGTGGAAATGTTCGGAGATGATAAAGACAGCAAGAAGGGTATGAACGCTTTAAGGAAACACGCGGAAGGAATGGTTGAGAATTGGGATAAACTTGATAAAGATGGACAAACAAAATTACTGATTCAATTTAGAGACAAAATTTTAACCATTGATCCGGCAAGCATTGAGATTGCACAGGACCCACCTAAAGACACAAAAAAGATTACGAGACAATTCAAAGCAAGTGGGGGTTTTCACAAACCTGCACGAGCTTCAACAGACAGGTTGGTTAAGAGGGATGGCGTTTATTACATGGACGGACATGCCATTTCGGAAGAAGAAGGGAAAAGGATAGAGAACACATTTAAGAAATATAAAGGCTATCAATACAAAGTTCCTGAAACCACATCAACGCTTTCCGAGGCCACAACTCATGAAATGGGGGCCGACTCTGCCGCCTCTGATGTAAATCAACAGGCATTTAAAAGTATGCTGAATGCTGGCGCGGGTGGTATGGAAACGTTTGAGGAGAATCCTGCTGCTGCAGCCAATGGAAGATGGATGGCTCGACAGAACGCTCAATCACAAGGAGCAGCAAACGTAGATCAGCTTCAATCAGAAGCTATATCCCCGCCTAATCAAGATGTCCAAATCGTAAAGAGATTTATAGATAAGCTTATGGAACTTCTTCAGAGTATGTCCAGAGAAGAAGCTATGCAAGCAATGCAGCAGCAGTACGCTGCATTGAGTGCAGCTCAAAAGCAATTAATAAAGGCCGATAAAAACATTGGAGCTTTCTTTCAATAATGGCGCAGTCTTATAATTTTCCTGCTCCACAACCCGTCTGGGATAAACCCTTACACGAAGTTTCCGCCCCTGTTCAAGAGGACAGGAGCGATTTAGGTCTGTCTTTTG